ACCCGCCAATCGCCTGCATCGACTGATTGAAGTCAATCCGCAGTTTGTTCTTGTCGGCCGTCTCTACTGAGCCCTTCGGCTTGAAGCGGAACACGCCCTCCATCATCTCGACCGTGAACCGCAGATTCGGCATTACGGTGGACACATCCGGTTGCCGCTCTTCCAGGCCAATCACCGACATCGGGCCATGTAGATTCGGCAGCGGTTGCGCTGGCGGGGCTCCAGGGCCTTGTAGCGCGCCGCGCAGCATCAGGGATTGCTGGACCGACGGCGGGGCTTCCATGCCCTCTTCGCCCATCTCCGCCAGCGCACGCTTCCACATGATGTGCCGCACTTGCGCGATTTCCTCGAGCGTCTCTTGGATATTCGCTTTCGCCTCATCGATACGGACGAACGATTGCTCAAGCGTCGTATTGACTTCGCCAAGGGTCCGTTTCTCGTTCTGTGTTACGCCGGCTGCCACATCGGTGACGCCCACCAGCCGCTCCGCCGCTCGTTCACAGCGCGTAATCCGTTCCTCGGCCGCCCCCGTCATGTCGGGGAACTCGATCGGTTGCACTTCGTCCATCTCGCGCACGTCGATGACGGCTTTCGCCCCGATCGGGACCTCGTCCGGATCCCAGAGCGCGCCCTGTTTGCGCTTAAGCGGCATCTGGAGCTGCATCGCCCCCCGATCCGCGTCCATGTTGCGCCAGGCCGTGTGTTCTTCGATGCTCGTAATCAGCTTGTGGCCGATGACGCTGTACCCTTCGTACCGATTCGGCCGCGGGAATGGCATCAGTGGGAAGTAGCGCGGCTTGCCGATGTCGTCGTACTGCAACCGGAGCAACGTCGGGTTGCCCGCGATGTAGATCGTGGCCACATACCAGCGCAAGCCCTCGCCGAGATCCTTCAGAATGAGCAATTCCCAGAGTTCTTTTTCCGCGCGATCCGTCGATTTCGCAGTAACACCAATCGGTTCGCCGGCCAGCGTCGTCTCTGAGGCATGCTCGTCGTCCGTGCCTAACGACTCGACGGCTTCCTTGTCGTAGAGACCGGCCTCGGCTCGTTCTTGGAGCTCGTCAATGCGGCGAAAGAATCGTTTGGCGTAGCCCCACACATCCGCTTTCTCGCGCGCGTGACCAGGGAGCACAAGAAAATCCCGATAGCCAAGAGTGCGATGTCGGGGACCACGAGCCACCACCTCATAATCGTCAATCTCCACTTCCGCTGACGGTGTCGCCTCGTCCACTTCCACGTACTTGCCCGTGGACGGATTCATCTGCAATTGCGGTTGCATGTCCTCGCCGACTATGGCGGACCCGTCAGGGGCGAGTTCCAGTGCCGCCCGGATCGTCTTGCGCACCGGTCGCCGGATGGTGTCTTCGTAGACTTCCAGCACGCCCATCGGTTCAATCAGCGAGAGATGCACCGCCCGCGAGAACGCGCCCTGAAAGCCTTCCATCTCCAGCTGCCACTGGTGGAACTCTTCCACGAATGGCGCTTTCTTCTCCGCATCGCCCCAGCCTTCGACGGTATATACCGGCTCCGCGCCCATGACCGTCTTGACGATACGGGCCCGCAACGCGTCAACCTTCTCGGTGCCAATGTGCGATGTGAGGTCGGCCGCATCGGCTGAGATGTTGTTCTTGCTCCGCGTGCGGCCCTGCTCATAGAGCGTGTGCCAATAGGTCACGTCCAGTTCGGACGCCGTGCGGGCCGCCAGCCCTTCGGTGATATCACGGGACCACTCTTCGGCCAGATCGTCGAGCGTGCGGCCCTTCGGTTTGACTTCGAAGGCTTTCCGGGTCTGTTTAGGCATCTTTGACCGCCAACAACATCGTGTAATGCATCTCGCCGTCTGGCCGATGAAACGCTTGCGCCTTCAGTCTCAGGCCGGTCACAATCAACCGCTCCTGAATCGCGTGCTCGTCATAGACCCGATGCGATGTGCCACAGACGTGATAGCCTGACGCGTCGTAGGGCACATCGAGGTAAACAAACCCGCCTGGTTTGAGCCACCGCACCACGTTGAGCATGCACCGACAGTCGCCGTAATCGTCTGCGGGATCGTCGTCGTAGTGGCCGAGGCCGATATGTTCAATACTCGAAATGCCGACCACGGCGTCAAAGCTCGCCTCCGGAAACTGCACGTCCATCACGTCCGCTTGATACACCAGCCCGGGCCGTTCACACGGCCGCCAGTCAATCCCGGTAATCTTGAGATCGGGCCGCTCGGCGAGCATCGGCGTCATCCAATCCGCTTCCGCGCAGCCAATCTCTAAGACTGTCGCGTCGGGTGGAAATTCAATCGGAATCTTCGCTGCGGCTTCTGCCCACAGTTGCAAACAAATGTCGCCATTGCTGTCGAACGGCACTAGCCCACGACCGTCAACACACGCTTGATCTCCGCGAGCGACACCGAGCCCGTCCCTTGCCGCTGGAGATAGTCCGTCGCCTTAGTCTGGGCATCCAACACCGTGGCGGCGGTCGCCAGCACCCGCAATTGGTCGCCACGGCTCGGCTTCGTCAGCACCAAGAAGGGCTCCGGCGGTAACGCGTCTTGCACGATGGTGATCGTTCTGCCGCACTCGGTCACGGCTTGATCCGCGAGTTTCAGGAAGTAATCGTCATTCCCGCCAGTCCCGCCAACGACTTCTTTGAGCGCCCGCGCCATGCGGGCGACGGCGATCGGATCATTCGGCACGCGTATCCCTCCGATCGTCGCGTCGTTGGTCCATCTTGGCTTCCGCCCACACCGCGAGTATGACCAGCAGCACGCCGGCCATCAGATCGCCCACGCCTTGGGCGAACGCATCACGCCAGAACTGCAACCACCACGGAGTCATCGCTCAGTACCGCTTGCCGCCCTTACCACAACCGCCCTTGCCTTTACCCTTCGCCATTACTTGCCTCGTTTCTTCGGTTTACGACCCGGTTTCGTGAGTTCTGGAAACGTCCCACTGGTCTGCGCCATTTACCCGTAGCCTCCCCGTCCTAAGCCGGCACTCCGACGCGCACGCCACAGCTGCCGCTCGCTGATGTCGATGTCCTTCGGCACTGCCCTAGCCTTTACCCGCGCAGCGTGTCTGGCCGCCTGCTCGACGGTCGGCTGAACCCCGCCAAAGTTGTGCTCGATGTATTCCAGGCAGTTCTGGCCGTGCTCATACCAACCGTCTTTCTTCGGTCGCCGCACCTGTTTGTTGGCCACCGAGATCATGTGCGGATCCCAGACATAGCCTGCCTCGAAGCCATCCGCCAGGAAGCGATGCTCAATCGCGGAGTGCATCGAGACGCGCATCCACCGGGTCGGACTGATCTTGAATGCTTCACCACGCGGTGACCGGCTGCGCATGTAGTTCGCAATGCGCTCAATCATCGCCAGCCGCACGGATGCGGTGTTGCTGTCCGGCTTATAGGTAACTGGCACACCAGCGTCTTTTAAAATCTTCACGCCGTTATCGGGCGTCCCTTGCGAGTTGTCATGCGAACCCGCCGGGTCACAACACGTCATGACTTCCAAGCGTTCGCCGAACCAGCGCGCCCGGTACTGCTGCATGATGCGGAGAAACTCGCCGAGGAACAGGTTGTGTCCCATGACACCGCCAAGCACGAACAATTCCGCCCATGGCGTGTACTGCACCCACACCACGCAGGGATGGTGCTTGCCGAAGTCGACGGCCTCATAGAGCGGCAAGCCGAGGTCGATATCTACCGGCTTCTCATGGCGGTCACGCTGAAATGCGGCCGTCTCTGGTTCATGCGCGCTCAGCGGCCCGTACACTGGCTGGCCGACCACGTTTAATCCGCGCTGACCGAGCAGCATCGGGCGATGCTTTACATGGGCCGGCGGATACACGCGCTCGAGCCGATTGATCGTCGGCTTGTCGAGATTGTGCGCGTTGTCGTAGAGGCTCACCCGATAATACTTGCGGTGCGGCAGATGGTTGTCTTCGGGGAACTCATCGGCTAACCATGAGTCCTCTTCCATCGGATTCGGGGTCAAGATGATCTGCTGTGGATAGTCCTTCTGCGAGAGACGCCCGAGCAGCTCTTGGTAGATGTCGTAGGGCAGTTCTTCAGTCTGGTCGTTGTAGATGCTAGCCAGCGTCACGCCGCGGAACTTCGCGTACCGCTCCACGAGCGACTGCGCCTTGATGCCAAACGCGTAGACCCGTGAGCCATTGGCGAACTGGTAGTAATGCCCGTCGCTATGCCAGTCATACGGCGTCCCGGCCTCCACGCAGATCTTTTCCCAGACTGGCCTTAGCTTGGACTTCGTGTCATCCGCGGAATACCGGCAGATCAGCCAGTGAATCCCCGGATGCTTCATGCATGAATCGTGAACCTTCCACAGCGCGACGGTGGTCTTGCCAGAGCGAATGGCCCCCTCAAGGTCTATCTGTTCAGTCTGGTCGACAAAGAAATCTGCCACAGGCCCTTTCCACACCATGCGATGCGGGGCGAGCGTCTCGTTCATACCGAGGTCTTGCCAGGGCCAGGATGGAGCTCGTGAATGACCTTCTTGGCGAGCAGGGCCGTGATATCTCCGAGTTGCGGCACGTCCAGGGTCTGCTTCGGTTCACCAAAGGCGTATGCGAGCAAGCGCGCCTCTACGGCTGGCGCAATGCGACCCGACTCCAGTCGCTGCTTGGTGCGCGTCCAGTAGGCGTCATCAAACAGGCCGCGCGTAATGTCTCGAATCTCCGTCGTAATCTTGTTCGGCGTGCCCCTAGAGCGTCCGCCGGTCTTGCGCCCCTTCGCCATCTACTCGCGTCTACTTGAGACCGTCGATGCGGACAATGAAGGAACAATTGCGGAGGCGGTGAATGTTGTCGCTGAGGACTTTGGCGAACTGTTCAGGCACCATCAATTTGAGTGTGGCTTCTCCCTCGCCATCCAAGGTGAATGCCGTACGCTGCGGGAGGGCGGCTTCGAACAGAATCGGAGCCTGCTCAGTGTCGCTTACTTTCTTCGTAGCTATGACGAGTGTCCTTCGCGCTTTGTCGTGGTCTCGTGCGCTTTTGTGCTGCTGAAGGA